AGGTTCATCTACTTATACTATTGGTAATGATGGCCATATTAATCAATCTAGTGGTAATTTTGTAGCATATTGTTTTCATTCAGTAGAAGGGTATAGCAAAATTGGTGAGTATAAAGGTAATAGTTCTAGTGATGGTACTTTTGTCTATACAGGATTTCGACCAGCATGGGTTTTAATCAAAAAACATACAGCGAGTGACGAATGGGCTATCCATGATAATAGAAGGGCTGATTATGGTGTAAACTCAAATCCGATAGACGATTATATAAAACCTAATAATACTAATGCAGAAGGTGACGATGGGCCATCAGTAGACTTTTTATCTAATGGTTTTAAGTGGCGTATTAATAGTGGCTTGAGAAATCAATCTGGGCATTCATACATTTACATGGCTTTTGCCGAACAACCTTTCATATACGCCAACGCACGTTAAGGAGATAAAAATGGCTTGGAAATACAATAATACTTATATTCGTGCCGGCCGAAGTTGGGTTGGTACAGCAACGGATGAGGAAGGTAATACTTTTAATGTTACTCATCCACGTAACTGGATGATTTGGTCAGATGAAGATAAAGTTGCAGCTGGTCTTGTATGGGAAGATGATCCAGTTGCATATGATGATCGTTTTTGGTGGGATGCAAACACACCTAAAGCTATTGATGATGTTAATGCTGTAGATGAGAACGGTGATCCATTACTTGAAAATGGTGTACAGGTTGTAATAAAAGGTCTTAAATCTCAATGGATACAGCAGACTAAAACAACTGCAGGTTCTTTACTTGTTAGTACTGATTGGTATATTACACGTCATGCAGAATTAGGTACAGCTATTCCAGATGAGGTAACTACTTATCGTGCAGCGGTCAGATCAGCAGCTGATACGATTGAAGCAGCTATTGAAGCTACTACTACTCATGAAGAGTTTGTATCACTTTTTGATGCACCAGTTGATAGTGATGGTAATCCTACTGGTAATCCTCCTATCTATAATTGGCCAGAGACTGACTGACCGTAAAGCATAAATACATATAAAGAGGTCTAAACATGGCACAGCCAACTACACGCAATGAATTCAAAGAATGGTGCTTACGTAAGCTAGGTAAACCAGTTATCGAAATTAATGTGGCTGATGAACAGGCTGATGACCGTATTGATGAGTCAGTTTCATACTGGAATGATTATCATTTTGATGGGACAGAAAAAATATACTATAAATGGACTTTAACATCATCTGATATTACTAATAGATATCTAACAGTACCTGAAAATATTATTGGTGTTGTTAACATCTTTGATATTAACGATGCACTATCTACTAATAACTTGTTTAATATTAGATATCAGATTTCGTTAAATGATCTGTATGACTTATCTAATTACAATTATAACTTAGTTCCTTTCTATCTGAATATGCAAAACATTCAGTTCATTGAAGAGATTCTAGTAGGAAAGCAACCTATTAGATATAACCGTCATGTGAACAAACTGCATATTGATATGGACTGGGATAGAGTTGCCGCTGGTGAATATGTTATTGCAGAATGTTATAGAGTATTAGATCCAGACACATATACTGATATGTGGAAAGATCGCTGGTTACAAAACTATGCAACTGCAAAGATTAAATACCAGTGGGGATCTAATCTAACTAAATTTGAAGGTATGCAATTACCTGGTGGTGTTCAGTTCAACGGACAAAAAATCTTAGATGACGCATTAGATGAAATCAGAAGATTGGAAGAAGAGATGAACACTAGTTATTCACTTCCGGTAATGGATATGATAGGGTAAGATGTGGCTACAAATTTTTTCTTTAATAACTTCGGGTCATCAGATGAACAAGGTCTAATTGAAGATCTTGTAATAGAATCTATTAAAATCTTTGGCCACGACGTTTATTATCTTCCTAGAGAGCAAGTTAATTTTGATCAGATTTTCGGTGAGGATACCGTAAATCAGTTTAAGCATGCCTATCTTCTTGAAATGTATATTCGAAACGTAGAAGGTTTTGAAGGTGAAGGTGATCTATTATCTAGATTCGGATTAGAGATTAGAGATCAAATTACTTTTACAGTTGCACAAAGAACCTTCTTTAATGAAATTGGTGAATATGAAACTCAAGTCAGACCTAATGAAGGTGACTTAATTTATTTTCCTTTGAACAATAAGATTTTTGAAATTAAGTTTGTAGAGCATGAAGCTATCTTTTATCAGATGGGCAAGCTCCAAACATATGATCTAAAGTGTGAGTTATTTGAGTATAGCTCAGAGCGCTTCGATACAAAAGTTCCTGCTATTGATAAGATTGAAGATCTACATTCATTAGATGCAAGAGTTAAGTCACTTCTTACAGAGCTTGGCGAGCAAATTTATCTTGAAGATGGAACAGGATTGCTTCCTGAGACGTTTGATCCTAGAGATTCAGATCGTTTTGCTGACAACAATTACTTCCAGGCTGAGTCAGACCAATTTGTAGATTTTAGTGATGTAGATCCATTTAGTGAGCGAGGCGTCTTCTAATGTTAGGTCATCGCTTTTATCATAGTCATTTACGCAAGTATGTTATTCTATTCGGAACCCTATTTAACGACTTAGTTATTGAGAGGGACGATGCATCTGGTAACCTTGTACAAACTCTAGCGGTACCTATTTCATATGGTCCTGCCATGAAGACTTTAGCGAGAGTAGAGCAGGATGCAAATTTAAATAGAAGAGCATCAGCTATTTTACCGCGCATGTCTTTTGAAATGACTTCTATGGCATACGCGCCAGAACGTAAAATGACTAGTACCCAAAGAATTTATCATCAAACAACTGGTGATGCTGCTGGTGTTAAATCAGTATATAACCCAGTACCGTATGATATTATTTTTGATCTAAGTATTATGGTTAAAAACGCAGAAGATGGTACTAGAATATTAGAACAAATACTACCGTTCTTCACTCCAGATTTTACTGCTACTATTGAGCTTATTCCAGAAATGGAATTGAAGCAAGATATACCAATTGTATTGCAATCAGTAACATCTGAAGATACCTACGAAGGTGATTTTGAGACTAGAAGAGCTATCATTCATACTTTATCGTTTGTAATGAAAGCTTATATCTATGGTCCTGTTACATCTCGTAGTAATCTTATTAAATTGGCTAATACAAATATTTTAGCACCAGAAGGTGTTAATACAGCTATTAGATCAGCTAATAGTTCGGCTGAAGGTGTAGATGTACAGCCAGGTCTATTAGCAAACGGATCACCCACTTCTAACGGAAGCCTAAGTATAGATAAGGCAAATATTGATAGTGACGATAATTATGGATTTGTGGTTGAAATAACTGATGGATCTTAACATGACTGACAAGATCGGTGAAACTTTAAATCTTACACCGATGGAAGAACCAGCATCTCCTGCTGTAAAGAAACCCACGCTTCCATCTAAAGTAGAATCCCGCGATAATGATTTCGAATATGCTCGAGGCAACCTCTACAATATTATTGAAAGAGGTACTGATGCCTTGGAAGGCATCTTAGAGCTAGCGCAGCAGAGTCAGCACCCTAGATCATATGAGGTAGCAGCGCAATTAGTTCGAACACTTGCTGATACGAATAAAGATCTCTTAGAACTTCAAAAACGTCATAAAGAATTAACAGGTGAGGATAAAAGTCCAAAAACTATTAATAATAATCTGTTTGTAGGGAGCACAGCTGAATTACAAAAAATGATTAAGCAAGCTTCTAGTGACGAGAATAAAGATGATTGAAAGAGAAAATTATCTAGGTAACCCCAACTTAAAGCGTGCTAATGTTACAGTAGAGTTTACTGAAGAGCAAGTACAAGAATTTATCAAGTGCTCTCGAGACCCTGTATACTTTATTCAAAACTATATCCGTATTGTTAATATCGATAAAGGTTTAGTTAACTTTCAACTATATGATTTCCAAGCTGACTTAGTAGAGCTTGTTGATGATAATAGATTTGTTATTTGTAAGATGCCTAGACAATCAGGCAAGACTACAACTATTGCAGCTATTATTCTTTGGTATGTTATGTTCAATGAGAACTATAACGTTGCTATTCTAGCTCATAAAGCGTCCCAATCAAGAGAAATATTAGGTCGTATTCAATTAGCATATGAACATCTACCGAGATGGTTACAAATTGGTATTGATGAGTGGAATAAAGGTTCTATTATTCTAGAGAATGGTTCTAAAATATCAGCT